CCACTGCTGCTGCCACCACTGCCGAAGATCTTACCGGCAATGTCCGCCGCCAATGCCTGCGCCGCCATCTGCACCAGCATCTGGGCGAAGCTGCGCAGCATCCCGTCGATGCCCTCATCAAAGCCGTTGACCAGCGTGTCGGCGATGATGTCCTGCGTGTTACGCGAGGCTTCCTCCCAGAACACGTCGAGCTTCTGCTGCTCCTCCGGCGGGAAGACCTTGTGCGCCGTGATCTGTACCTCCTCGAGGTACTGGGAAGCGTTCTCCGCGATGCGCGCGGCAGCGTCCTCCTGCGTGATCCGTCCGGCCGCGAGCAGCTCCTCGACTTGAGAGTCAAACTCCGTCCACGCCACGAGCGCCTTCTCCTGCGCCGTTTGGGTCGCCGCGTCCATGTCGCGGTAGAGCTGCTCCGTCGCCGAGACGGTGATCCGCTGTGTCGTGACGGCGAGCTCTTCCAAGCCGCGCATGGCGTCGTCGGTGAGTTTCTTCTGCTCCTTTGCGGCCTCCTCGAAGTCCGGTACGAACGGTGTGCGGCTGCGCCCGCCCGGCGGAAGGCCGATGCCGGTAGATGTAGTAGGCGGCGCCTCCGGGCCAATGACTGCGCCGACTGCACCGCGCAACAGCCCCGTTGGTCCGCGAGCCGCGATCTTGAGCCACGTCTCGCCGAATGATTTGAGCTTGTCTTCCTGATTCAGGAGTTCCGTCAGTCGGTTGGTCACCGCCGTGATGGCCGGTGCCACTCCCACCGTCAGCGCGCGTGCCATGTCATCCCATGATTGATTCATGGCCTTGATCGCATCGTCCGCATCGGCGAGCGCCTGGATCTGCTCCGGCGTGAGGATCTTGTCCATCTCCTCGCGCGCTTTGCGGATCCCCTCCGCCCCCTCCTCGAAGAGTGGCAGGAGGTCCGCGCCCGCCTTGCCGAAGAGTTCCACCGCCGCGCGGGCCTTATCCGCCGGGTCTTTGAGTGCCGCGATGCGTTCCGCGAGCGTCTCGAATTGTTCATCGGGCGCAAGACGCTGCAGGTCCGCGACCGTGAGGCCCAGTGCAGCAAGTGTCAGATTGGCGGCCTTAGATCCGCTCGCGGCCTCCGAAAGCGTCACCTGCATCTTCTTGAATGCAGTGGTGAGCGCGGTCAGTTCGATGTCGTTTAGCTCGGCGACCTTGGCGAGCGTCTGCATCTCCTCGACGGCGATGCCGGTCTTCTTCGAGGCTTTGAGGATCTCGTCGCCGTACTCGATCGAGGCCGCGGCGGCGCTCGTCAGACCGCCGACGAGGGCCGTGATGCTGATGCCGATACCGAGCGTGGCGCCGATTTTCTTGAAGGCGCCGCTGATGGCCGCCGCATCGGCCTGCATCCGCTTGCTGAGCTTGGCGGACTCGCGCGCCGCCTGGTCGGCGCCCTTCATGAAGCCGCCGAGCTTCAGGATCAGGTCGAGCGTCAAGACACCGAGACTGCGTGCGCTTGCCATTGTCTTACTTCCCCGTCGCCGCGATCCGCATGAAGACAGCGGGTGTCAATGCCTCGTCGGCCGGTGCTCTGGCGCTGTCCATGAATTCGGACGGTTGCACGGCCCGCCCGTGTTGCCCGCCCGTGCGATTGATGATGAGTGCCGCGAGTGCCGCGAAACCGCACTCGAGACGCCGGTCGACGCGGCGTCCGACGTTGAGCGTCCCGTATTGGCCAATGAACCGCGCCCACGTCCGCGCTTCCGCGTAGGTGAGCCGTTCCTGTGCTTCCTCGATCGTGGCGCCGCCGATGCCGTGCAAGACCAGCTCGCACCAGAACACCTCGGCGCCCGTCAGTTTTTTGCGGGTTGCTCCTCGGCTTCAGCCTCGACGGGTTCACGCATGCCGTTGACGATGTAGAACGCGCGCAGCAGTTCGTTCGCGAGCGACGGCTCGAGCTGCAGCGCGTCCTCATAGGCCAAGGATTCGCCACCGAACAGGATCCCGCCGGCGATCAGCGCGGCATTGACGCTGCGCTGCTCGTCGTGGCCGTTCGCGGCAGAACGTGCCTCTCGCATGGCCCGGTCGATCCAGCCGAACGCCATCCGGCGCACCTCGACCGTATGCGTGTACTCAGTGCGCTCACCGGTCGCTGGATCCGTGCCCTTCCAGGTGATCTCGCGCGGCTCCGTCTTCGCCGTGACAATCCCGCCGATCGACCGTATCCGATCGAGGGTGAGGTCACTCATGCGGACTTCGGATGCAGGACCGGCATGCCGGAGATCTGCATCGGCACGGTCGATGTCACGACGGCGTTCAGCGCGAAGTCGAACGGCACCGAGTTCACGGTTGCCTCGAATTCCGTGAAGGTGCGCGTCGCCGGGAACGTCCATTCGCCGAGTGCGGCGGTCGGCGGATCCGTGCCGTCCGACCAGCCGATCGCCCACTTGCCCGGCGGGTCGCCATTCGTCCACATGTCGTACAGGTCGATGTGCGAGTCCTCGGACGGGTCGAAATTGAGCGTCACGCTGGCGGCACCGGGCGTGGCAAGGCCCGCCTCGTAACTGCGCGCGGTGTCCTCGAGACAGGTCGTCTCGATCTGCTCGCGCGGGGCATCGAGCCCATTGATCGCCGTCGGGCAGGCAAGTGCCGTGACGGTGCCCGGTGGCGTCATGTAGTAAAGCTGTGTTCCACGTGTAACAACGGCCATTTCTGCTTACTCCTCTCTCAATCTCTGGTTGAGCGCCAGTCCGACGTGAACGAAATCCGGTAGGCGCGCGTCGCCGGGTCGCGCGTCTCCCCATTCCACGAAACGACATAGGCCGCGCCTTCGATCGCATCGCGCAGCGCGCGAGCAGCGGCGCGGGCGTCATCCGCCGTCAGCCCGTAGACGTCCACCTGGACGCCGTGATAGTCGAGCTCCGACACGCAGGCGAGCGTGTTCTCAGGAGCCCCGTAGATGATCTGCCATACCGCGTAGACGTGCGGGTCGTGCTGTGGCGCCTCGCCGAACGGGTAGAACCGAATCCGGCCACTGCCATCCGCCAGGATCGCCTGCACGGCCGAATCAGCGGCACAGACCGAAAAAATCGGCGGGTACATCTACGCGCCCGCCTTGTCGAGCAGACGCGAGAGCTCCGCGACGACGGTTTGTGTCACGCGAGCGGTGTTCTCCTCGAGCGCGCGGCGCATGAACGGCTGTGCCGGTGTGTCCTGCGTGCCGAATTCGATGTAACGCCAGTGGCGGGTATCCCGGCCCGGCAGGCCGGCCTGCCCTTTTGGCGGCGAGCGCGTGTTCGCGCCGCCCATCACGCCGACCCGCATCACGACGCCACCCTCCTGCCGGCCGGCACGGGCACTGTTCTGCGTCACGATGTTCTTGGCGATCACCTCGGCCGAGGCCGGATCGTCGATCGCACGCGCGTTGCGCCGCGCCGCATCGCGGACCACGTTCATGGCCTTGCGAGACGCCGCGGTCGCGATCTTCCTGACGCGCTTTTCATCGCCGAGCGCCTTGAGGCGCCGGTTGATCTGCTCCACGCCGGTCAGTTGAAACGAGACGTCCACGATCAGCCCTCGTTCACGCCGTCGCCGCAGGCCGCGACGATGTACTCGAGGCCTGAGTCCGGATCCTGCAGCAGCGCCGTCGGGTTGTAGATGCGCTCGCCGTGGACGATCCGGTGCTTAGTCGTTAGTCCCGATCGCCAGCGGAACGTAATGAGCGTATTCACCTCGGCCTGCAGTTGCTGGGCGGCGATGAACTCCCGTCCCGATCGCGGGGCGACTTTGGCGGCAACGCCGACCCAGACCGGCGACCAGACGACGGTGATGGCGCCTGTTTCGTCGTCCTGGACCTCCACAGACTCCTCAATCGTGACTCGATGGCGGAGCTCGCCGGCAGACAGCATCGAAGCGCCCTCACGCACACGCCGGGTCGCGGCGCATGTAGATCTGAGCCGTCACGGCGAAGGGCAGATAGCCTTGCGGCCACGATTCGCGCATCTCGCCGTCGCGATCCTTGAACAGGATGCCGACCAGCACCGCACAGGCCGATTGCACGTCGGCCGGCACCGTCTCCCCTGGCAGGAGGTCGCCGTTCTCATCGAGAAATTCGAGCGAGCCGGTCTTGAGGTAGGCGATGAGCATGACGGACGCGGCCGAGATCTTGCCCATCAGGTCGACGTCGTCGACGTCGTGATCGAGCCGCACATGCGCCTTGGCGTAGTCGAGCGTGATGAGATCCGCGCTCATGCCCACTTGCTCCCATCCGGCCCCATGTTCGTCAGGTCCCGGCCGGCGCGGCCCGCTGAGCCGGCATCGCCTTTGTCACCCTTGGCGCCATCGCGACCGTCACGACCGCGCTTCACGATCAGGCGCCAGCCGCTGCCCTCCTCCGGTTTCTCCTGCGGCGCATCGCGAGTCGCCATGAAGATCGACCCGCCCCAGGTGACGCAATCGCCTTTCGCGTAGCCCTTGCCCGGCTCCCAGATGTCCCGGTGCAGCGGGAACGGGATGACGATCGGGAACTCTGCCACGCGCTGACCGCGGACAAACTTGAGCGTAATCGTGCGCTCGCCGTCATAGGCAACGGACAGATCGTCGAAGCCGACCCCGTCGGCGCCGTCGCGCCCGTCCCGCCCCGTCGGGCCCGCCTCACCCCGCTCGCCCCGCTCCGGGATGCGTTTCGCCGCGGTGGTCACCGCATCCACCGTCGGTTGCATCGCGAGCGCGATCAGGGCCCGCAGCTTCTCGATCGACGGTGTCACACCGGGTTCGCCCCGCTCCGGGGCCGGCCGCCGTTCCAGCGCCGAGAGGCGCTCGAGGATCGGCGCCAGTTGCCGGCCGACGTAGTCGCGCGTCGCCTCGATCATCTGCTCCGCAAGTTGCTTCAGGTTCACGTTGCGGCCCTCATCCCCCAAGTCACCAAGTCCGCGAACTCACGTACCGCCCCGTCGACGCCGCCGGTATCATCTTCGGCAGGAGACGTACCGGGGTCGTTGGCCGGCGGCGTCGCGGGTTTGGCAAATGGCGCATTCCGATCGCGCTCATCCAGCGCCTCGAGCGAGTAGTTCTGCTGCTGCAAGTAGGGTGTATCGCCACCCTGCACCGGCGGCAGGTCGAGCCGCTGGCGCGCCTCGTTGGGCGCCACGATGCCGCCGCCGACGCCCTTGGCGAGCGTGTCGATCGCGGTCGCGGTATCCATGCGCAGAAGTGACGCCACGTCGAGCTCGACGCCGAGGATTCGGCCTTCCTTCGGTCGGCCCAGACCAATGCCGAGCCCGTCGTCGAGGCACGCTTCCATCTGTTCGATCTGCGACTGCAGGCAGTCCGAGTAGTAGATCGAATTGAGTAGTTCCGCATTCTGGTAGGTCGGCATTTGTCCGATACCGAGCTTGAACGGCGGGACGTGGAAAACGGAGCACACCATTTCCGCGGTGTACTTCAGTTGCTCGATCAGTTGCGCGTCCTGCGCCGTGATCGCGAGCGGCTGGTACTTGAGGTCATCGCCGAGCACCGCTGTGCGGCCGAAATTCGCGCCCGAGTAGTTCTCCTCCCAATACGCCTTGATGCGCGCTGCGGTCGCATCCGAGATCGACCCCGGAGCCGTGAGGATGCCGCCCGGCCGGCTCATGCCCTGGAAGAACAGCGTCGAGTTGTTCTGTATGGAAAGACCCTGCGTCGCGACAATCCCGCAGGCAAAGATCGGCGAGAGGCCCACGAGCGGATGGAAGAGGCAATTCATCCGGTCGTGGATGATCTCGGAGGCCGGCACCGTGACGGCCTCTTGCAGATTCGCGAGGTTGTCCTCACGCAGCTCGTAGAACACCTCGCCCGACGGCGCCACCAGCGGAAAGACGCGGCACGGGTCGAGCAGGTAGAGGGAGGTCACCACGCCGCGCTGATCGCGGCCCTTGAGCGCATAGGCATTGCCGCGTGCCAGTTTCGAGGTGAGCCACCATTCCTTGAACTGGATGTGGTTCTGGTAGTTATTCGGCTGGCGCAGAACCGGCGAGAACGCCGCCGACTCTGTCTCCGTCCAGATACCGTTGGCATCCAGCTCGACGAGCTTGTACCGCAGCTTCCCGACATCGCTCGAGATGAGCGTGATGCAGGCGAACACCGCGTGATACGCGAGCACCGATGGTGTGTCGACCGTCACGTTCTGCTGCCACGCGCCGGGAAAGCTCTCGCGGATCCACGGATACCAGCCGCCGTAACCGCCCTGCGAGTTGCCCCACACCGGGGACAGTGCATCGCGCGGGACGCGCTTCACCACGATGTCGAAGCCAAGGACGCGCATCGTCACTCCGCGCGCATGTCGCGCCGCTTGTAGGTGCCCCTGCGCTTTTTCTTCGCGTGCAGCGTGCCGGTTTTGCGGCCAGACGGCGAAGACGCCGGTGCTTGCTCGTCCTCGATCGGCGGCTCCGGCTCATCGTCCTCCGCTGGCAACTCCTCTGGCTCTGGTTGTGGTGTCTCGGCCAGCACCTTGCGCGGACGGCCGCGCTTGCGCTTCACCGGTGACGCTTCGACGGCCGGGACTGCGGCACGCTCGGCGCGCTTGATGGCGCACAGGATCGCCGCATCGCGCTCGGTGGCCGAGAACTCGCCGCCGGCCGCAACGTGCTTGCCGCCGTAGGTGAACGAATGCCGCGCGATCAGTTGCACCATGGAAATCCCCCTGCCGTAGAAGACGGGAGCGCCGTTGCCGACGCTCCCCAGAGGCCAAAGATCAAGGCCCGGCGCAAGAGCCGTAGTCGGCCCCGCTGATGTAGTTGACCGCAGCAGAGCGCGCCTTCTGCCAGTTGACCCACCGCTCGGCCCGGATGCCGACGCAGTTGCGCTGCCAGAGGCTGAAAGCCGGCGCCGTACCGCCAGCGAGATCGAGCGTTGCCTCGCGGCTCACATCGACGCTGACGCCACCGTCGTCCGCCAGCAGCACGTCCGACTGCTTTATCAGGACGATCATGTCATCGAGCACCGATGACTGTGAGGTCACGACCGGCACGCCCGCGAGAGTCCCGCCACCAGCGCCCAGGCCGCTGAACTCCGCCTGACCGAGCGCGTTCACCATCATGCCGATGGAGGTCGCCATGATCTCGGACATCACCAGCGCCGAACCCGACACCGAGATGTTTGCGGCGGTGAACGAGGTGTACAGATCGCGCAGGTCGCAGCGCAGTGCCGCCGCGTCCGTGCCAGACGCCGGCACGCCCCCTGCACCGTTCGTGACGGACGCCGGGCGCACGCCTGCGGAGGCTGTCACCGCCGGATCCAGGAACTGCTCGTCCATGTACTGCGAGATCTGCGCGATCATGTCCTGACGAACGGTCGCCTCGGCCGACGGCGTGGAGAGACGCGCGAGCTCGTCGGTGATCACCACGATACCGGCGATCTTCGTGTAGCCCATCGTGATGTAGTCGAAGGCGAGATCGGAGAGCGGCTTCGGCAGGCTCTCGCCGACCCACGCGACCGTGGAGCCGGCCGTCTGGCGTGCAATACGCACATTGAACGGGACGTTACGCAGGCTCAATTTCCCGATCACCGTCGCGGGGCGCAGCAGCTCGACGAAGTCCGAGGCCAGTTGCGCCGGATACGCGAGCGGCGCGGCCCAGTCCGCATCGGTCGTCGTGCCAGCAGTGCCGACCTTCTGCTCGAGCGCCGCGATCACCTCGGGCGTGGAGTCCCTCCAACGCCGCGCGAACATGAGTGCATCGGAGATCGAGCCCCGGCCATTCGCGAGCGCCATCGCGTAGCGGACGAACGGGATACCCTTCGGCACCTGCGACCGACCGGCCGTGATGACCGCTCCGGCTCGCGCCTGCAGCGCCTGCCCCTGTGACTGGCCGGCGACCGGCGTCGCCTGTGGGAGGACGCTCGCCTCCATGTTGCGCAGGCGCTTCAGATCGCCGAGCACGGAGTCGACGCTCGGTGTGAGCGCGTCGAAAGCGTCCTGCTCGGTCGTGTTGAGCGTGCGCCCTTCGGCACTCGCCTTGTCCATGATCGCGGTCTGTTGGCCGATCAGCGAAGCGTGCGTCGCCTCGAGCGATCGGATCTGTTCCTGAATGTTCATCGTCTGGTGGCCTCCCGGCCGGATGGTGGTTGCCGTGACGCCGGCGAGTGTGGGAGTCAGGCGCACCGAAGAAACAGGCTTGTGACCAGACGCGGTCGCCTGCGCTTCCAGGGCCTTGACGGTCGAAATGGTGGCCTCGGCGTTGGCGGGAATCGTCACGAGCGACAGCTCGAGCCACTCCCATTCCTTGAAGCGGACGCCTCCGCTCTTGAGCCGCTCCACGGCGCCGTCGATCGCCTTGAAGCCGATCGAGACGGCACCGACGAGCCGGTACTTCAAGCTGTGGATCGCCTCATCCACGCGCTCCTTGAGCCGACCCGGTTCCTTGACGTGCGGCAGTCTGGCGCGAAACGGGATACCCTTTGCGGTCGGCTGCGCGAACTCCACGAGCCCTACCGGCGACTTGGCGTCGTGCTGCCACAGCAGGGGCATCGGCAGCGCGAAGCGCGCCCCCAGCGGCTCGACGACATCGTCCATACGATCGGCCGTCGGCGTGGTCGCGATCCCGGCAATCTGCGTGCAATCGGCATCGCTCGAAATCTGCTTGATCTCGAGGAGCGCATAAGCGCGATTCATCATTGGCTTACCCTACGACGAAGACCTGGTATTTGCGTTCGCAGTCCTGACCGGCCGCCTGACCGAGCGCCATCGCAAGCGCCACGGCACCGTCGATGCGGCCCGTGGCCTTGCTCTTGTCGAGCTTGCGGTTGCCCGCCGCATCGCGCGTGACGACCGCATTCGCCACACACATCGTCAACACTGGATGCGCGCCATGCCGCACGTTCTCCTCGAGCAGCTCGTGCTCGAGCACGTCGAGCGCCGGCGTCATGTCCCGGAAACCCTGCCCGTGCTCCACCAGCGGCACCGAGGCGCCGAGCTTGCCGAGCTCGGCCTGCAGGAGCTTGATGTGCCAGCGATCGAAGGCGATCCCTTTCACCGGATACCGCGCACAGAGCTCGACCAGATGCTGCGCCACCCACCCATAGTCGACCGAGGCGCCGGGCGTCAGCGTCAGGTGTCCCTGTCCCGCCCAGACGTCATACGGCACGCGATCCCGGTGCGCCCGCTCGTGCACGCCCCGCTCCGGCGCGAAGAATTCGCTCTTCACGTGCCAGGCACCGCGACCGTCCTGGCCGACCATCACCAGCGCCGTGAGGTCGGCTTTCTCGGAGAGGTCGAGCCCGATCCAGGCGCCAGCCGCGAAGGCACGCTCGTTCACCGCCCCGGCATTCGCGTCCCAGATGCCCCGCGCGATGAACGGCGAGGACACGTTCACCCGCTGGTTCAGCACCAGGTTGCGATACGCCGCCTCGCGGGCTGGCATGCGCCGCGCCGCTTCCGCCTGGCTGCGCACCTCGGCTGCATTCAGGAAATCGCCGTGCGCCGGATTCGCCTGGCAAATCGCCTCGTCCGAAAACGGATCGAGCGCCTCATCTGCGGTGTAGAGAAACAGCACCGTCTGCGGGTCGGCACCCGTCTTCGCGTCGTCGATCAGGATCGAGAGCAAGTCGCCGTCAGTCGGCGCCTGCGTCGAAATGATGATCGACAGCGGCTCGTCCTGTGCGCCGGCGGCCGTCTCTAGCGCCTCATACAGCGTCGAGCGCGGCCCGCGCACCTGGCCGAGCTCATCATGCACGCACAGGGCGGGCGACAGGCCAAACGCGGTCGGCGCTTCGGCCGATAAAGCTCGGTACAGCGTGCCGAGCTCCGGGCAGTAGAGCTGCTTCGCCGTGTCGCGAATGCCCACGACCGGCGACAGCGTCGGCGACATGCGCACCATTTTCGCCGCCAGTGAGAACAGCAGTCCCGCCTGGTCCCTGCTCTGCGCCGCGCTGTAGAGCTGGCTGTGCGGCCTGCGCTTCGCCTCCGGCCCGCACAGGTGCAACAGCACGTGAAAGGCGGCCTGCGCGGTCTTGGCGTTCTTGCGCCCTCGACTCGAAATGTACCGCCGCGTGACCGCCGGATTATCGTAGACCGCCCGGATCTCTCGCCGCTGCCACTCGCGCAGCTTCACCGCCTGACCGACGAATTTCCCATCCGGCACCCGGCAGTGTTTCTCGATCCAGCGGATGTTGCGCTCGCCGCGGGTCTTTCCCCCTTTGTCCTCCCATGGTGGGTGCGCTGCGCGAGGCGCGCTCACGTCCACCAGCGCCGCACGACTCGCCGCCGATTTACGACCTCGTTGCAGCATCGCAACACTGTTTAGGAAAATTCGACTGCGCCGCGCTGTCCGCTCGACGCGAGGAAAT